TATTAACACACCTAGATTTGACTTTAATCCAGTTACAGGGGAATCTTTAGGGTTATTGGTAGAAGGTAGTAGCACGAATTTATTTAATTATTCTGAAGATTTTACTAATGCGTATTGGGGTAAACCAGCATTACCAGTTACTGCATCTGCCACAATAGCACCTGATGGGAATCAAACAGGGCAATTATTAACTGTTACAACTTCTAATGTAACTCATCAATTATATAGTTCTGCAACTGCTGTAACTAATGGCTCAATTTATACATTTTCAGTATATTTAAAATATTATGGACAACAGTTTGCTCAATTAGTCCCTATTTCTGCTAGTTTATGCAATTTTGATTTATTAAATGGAATTGCAGGAACTCCTACAAATGGAACTGCAAATATTATTCCAGTAGGTAATGGATGGTATAGATGTAGTTACACATTTACAGGAAATGGCACATCACCAAACTTTATTATTTGTGCAGCACAATCTTTAACTTCAAGTATTCAACCAGCATTTGCTGGTAACGGATTTAATGGATTTTATGCTTGGGGTGCGCAATTAGAGTTAACGCAAAATGCTGGTGCATCTTCAGCATTAACTTCCTATATTAAAACAACCTCTGCATCAGTAACTAGAGCTGCCGAATATCCAACAGTTACCGCAACTAACTTTAGTACATTCTTTAATAACTCTCAAGGCACTTGGTATGTTGAGGCACAGGGTGGTTATTACGCTTCAACAGGATATTGTGATGCTTTCGTTTTAGGTAACGCTTCTAGTTCATCAGTCATGCGATTAATCGCACAGTTAAATGCTACACAAGCTCAAGCAGCAGGTCCTGGCGGTTCTATTTCTTTAACAACTAATTCATTAGTAAATGGAGTTGGTCAACCCAATAAAATAGCATTTACTTATAGCAATTCATCTTTAACAGGTTCTGCTTTGGGTGTTGCAACAGTTTCATCTAGCACAAATAACGCAGTTCCTACTGCTACACAAATGGTAATTGGCTATAATATTTCTTCTCAAGGATGGTTAAATGGTCACATTAAAAAACTAGCCTATTACCCAACTGCTATGACTGGCGCAAATTTACAAGCACTTACAGGAAGCTAATTATGCAAGACTTATACCTATCATTTACAGACGAAGCACAATCTTTACCGATTCTTTATACAATCATCCCAACTGAATTTGAGGTTGACGCAGATGGCAACCCAACAGAGGTTGTTAAAACTGAATCATACATGACACCAAACTATCAAAACATTTCGGTCATTGGAACAGTTTATCAAAGACCACCAATTCCTACTCCTGATGATTATGAGCCTATTCCCTATCCTCCTCCTAATTACGGGGTTAATATTCGGTTATTGGATGATGAAGATATTGAACCATTAAAACCTTTTATTGTTGAACCAAAGAACCCTATAAGGGTGTGGGCTTAATATGTTTGGGCTAAACCCACTTAGTAAATATCCGTTTGCTACGCTGGCAACAATTACGCCCAAGTATGCTTTTTATACTTTTGAAAATACCAATGCTAATGATGCAAGTACACAGCAGTCTGCATTCTTGCAAAGCATTATTGAAACATCAAGCATAGCGGATTTAAGCACCCAGCAGTCAGCGTTTTTACAAGCCATTACGGAAGATACACAAGTTGCGGATGTACTCTCAATTCTGTTTAATGTGTTGGTTGCAATAGCCGAAAATACAAACATGGCAGACTTTAACACTCAACAGTCAGCGTTCTTGCAGTCTATTGCAGAACCCTCAACTCAAGCTGATGTAATAAATATGTTAGCGCAATTTCAAGCAGCAGTAACCGAGAACACAACTCAAGCAGACGTAAGAAATATCCTCGCCCAATTTGCTGCAACCATAGCAGAAAACACAAACCCAGCAGATTCAAGTACTCAGCAGTCTACCTTTTTACAATCTATCGTAGAAAACATAGCACTCGCAGATTTTAGCAGTCAACAGTCTGCCTTCTTGCAAAGCATTGCCGAAAACACAAACATTGCAGATGTAATTACTGCGTCAAAAGGTGTCTATTACACAGTAACTGAGAACACAACAGTCATAGATATTACAAGTATCTTGGCGCAGTTTAGATCAAGCATTGTAGAAAATACAAAACAAACCGATTCAAGTACACAGCAGTCTGCTTTCTTGCAAAGCATTAACGAAATAGTAACAATGCTAGACTCGCAATTTGTGTCAGGATGGATTAAAATTAACGATAATCAAGCTGTTACTTGGAACTTAGTAAATAACACCGCATCAAATACGTGGACTCCTGTAAACAATACAGAGGCAACAAACTGGGTTCCAGTCGATAATACTCAAGGATAATTATGTCATCAACATACTCAACAAACCTACGAACTGAACTTATTGGCACGGGCGACCAAGCCGGTAACTGGGGCGCTACAACCAATGGTAGTTTAGGTACAATCATAGAACAAGCCATTGCTGGTGTATCCGGTGGCCCTTATATTGGTGGCACATATCCAGTAGTCAACTTTCCAACCGATGCCGATATTACTTTAACCGCAAATAATGGCTCAGTAGACCAATCAAGAAGTGCTGTATTGGTAGTGACAAGCTCCGGAAGTCTAACGGCTACACGCAATGTTATTGCCCCAGCATCAGCAAGTAAAGTCTACATTGTTAAAAATAATACTACTGGCGGGCAAAGTATTCAGATTAAATATGCTACTGGCTCTGGTATTGTTATTCCTAGTGGTCAAACAGTTTCAGTTTATGGCGACGGAACAAACTTCTACGCTTCACAAACAAATGTTACAAACGCAACAAACGCAACAAACTCAACTACTAAAGCAGTAGGTGATAATACAACTGCAATCGCAACCACAGCATTTGTGCAAACTGCTATTCAAACTTTATACCCTGTTGGTTCTATTTATACATCAACAGTTAGTACAAACCCTAATACTTTATTCGGCTTTGGTACATGGACAGCATTTGGCGCAGGTTGTGTGATGATAGGTCAAGATGGAAGTTCCTTTATGGCAGGAGCAACAGGTGGTTCTGCTGATGCGGTAGTTGTATCACATACCCATACTGCGACATCTACAGTAACTGATCCTGGGCATTCCCATGCAGGTTTACATACTCCAGTAAGCGCGAATAATCCTGGTCCATATGTCGGTTGGTATGGGTGTAGTTCAGTAGTAGATGTAAATACTTCATCAGCAGTTACAGGCATTACAGTAGCAACAACAAATACATCAACAGGTGTTAGTGCAACAAACGCAAACTTACAACCCTACATAGTTGTTTATATGTGGAATAGAACAGCATAAGGATAAAATATGTCTTGGTTAGAACAAGTAGCACCTACAATAGCAACAGCACTTGGTGGACCCCTTGCAGGGTTAGCCGTATCCGCCATATCTAAAGTATTGGGTGTTGACGAAAAAGATGTGCAGAATACTATTGATAGCGGCAAGATGACTTCGGATCAAATAGCGCAGATTAAGATTGCCGAGATTGAGTTTCAAAAACAAACACAAGAACTAGGATTAAACTTTGAAAAGTTAGCTACAGATGACCGTAAATCTGCTCGTGATATGCAGTCTCAAGTTAAGTCTGCTTTAGTTCCTACTTTAGCGATTATTATTGTCTCCTCTTTTATCGCTGTTGTAGTCGGAACTTTGATGGGCTATTCTAAGATTGAAACTGCAATGGCTGGCACACTAGTTGGGTATTTATCTGCTAAGGCAGAGCAAGTAGTAGCTTTCTATTTTGGGTCTAGCAATGGCTCTCAGGCTAAAGACGCTATGCTTTGGAAATCAACCCCAACAAATGATAAATAATGATAAACAACTTTGAACAAGCTTTAGCATCCGTGCTTAAATCTGAAGCTGGGTTTCAATCTGACCCGCATGATGCTGGGAATAAACTACCAGATGGTAGGGCAGGCTGCACAAATCTCGGCGTGACACAGGCGGCATGGGAAACTTATGTTGGGCATCCTGTTACTTGGAATGATATGAGAGCGTTAACTCCAGAAAAGATTTCACCGCTATATAAAAGAAAATATTGGGACGCTGTGCGTGGCGATGATTTGCCTGCTGGTGTTGATTATATGATGTTTGACTTTGCTATTAATGCTGGTCCGGGTAGGGCAATAAAATTACTACAAGAATGTATAGGTGAGAAAATTGATGGTGTATTAGGCCCTATAAGCATGTCCACTTTAAAGTCGATGCCTATTAAACAATTAATTGAGCGTTTTACAGATACTAAAGAAAAGTACTATAAAAGTTTAGCTAATCCAACATATGAACATGGTTGGATTAATAGGGCTGAACTAGTAGAGATTAACGCACTTAAAATGGTGGCTTAAATGTTACAAAAACTTGTCATGCGCCCCGGAGTAAATAGAGAAGGCACAACTCTTGCTAACGAAGGTGGATGGTATGCGGGCGATAAAATTAGGTTTCGTTCTGGACAAGTAGAAAAAATTGGTGGATGGACATTAGATGGCGGTCAAGTAAGCACAGGTAATTCTTATGTTGGTGTAGCTCGCTCATTAAAAAACTGGATTGGGCTAAATGGGTATAACTACTTAGGCATTGGCACTAATCAAAAGATTTATATTCAGCAAGGTACTGGTGGTGTTATTTATGATATTACTCCCATTCGCGCGGTGTCATCTGCTGGTGCTGCTACTTTTGCTGCGACCAATGGCTCTTCTGTTCTTATTGTTACTCAAAGTGGACATAATGCGCAGTCTGGTGACTTTGTGTCCTTTACGGGGGCCGTTACGCTAGGTGGTAATGTAACTGGGGCGATTTTAAATCAAGCTCAAGGGTATCAAGTTACCTACATTTCTTCATCCCAATATTCAATAACAGTTTCAGTTATAGCCAATTCAAGCGATACTGGAAATGGTGGCGGTTCTACAATTGCAACATATCAAATTACATCGGGTAGCGCGACATATACACAAAATGCTGGGTGGGGTGCTGGCGGATGGGGTGGAGTTAACATCGGATACTCTAGTACAGGATGGGGAAGTTCCGCTCCTGCTGGGTTAGGTATTGGGTCTCAATTACGTTTATGGAGTCAAGCAAACTACGGACAGAATTTAGTATTTAATCCTCGTGGTGGACCTATCTATTACTGGGTTGTAGATACAAACCCCAACATCTATAACGTGGGGCAAGTTTTATCCCCAACTAACACAAACACTCAAAATACTATTGCGTATTGGAGAACAGATGCTGGTACGGCTGCATGCCCTACTATTTGTAATTTTGTTATGGTGTCCGATGCTAGTCGTTTTGTTATTGCATTTGGTACAGATACACTAGGCAACGGTATTCAAGATCCAATGTTAATTAGTTGGTCTGACCAAAATAATCTTACTGTATGGTATCCGCAAATTACAAATCAAGCTGGTAATTATAGATTAAGTCGTGGTTCACAGATTATTACTGCGGTGCAAACCCGTCAAGAAATCGTAGTATTTACTGATGTTGCAATATATTCTATGCAATACCTAGGTGCGCCGTATGTATGGGGCTTTAATATTCTTGGCGACAATATTTCTATTATGGGTCCTAACGTTGCAGTAGCGGTTAACAACGTTACTTACTGGATGGGTAAAGATAAGTTCTTCATGTATTCTGGACAAGTGCAAACCCTACCATGTACCGTTAGAGAATATGTATATCAAGACATAAATCAATCTCAGTCTTATCAGTTCTTTGCTGGGGTAAATGAGGGTTTTAATGAGGTGTGGTGGTATTACTGTTCTGCTAATTCACTTGTTATTGATAAGTATGTAATTTATAACCATTTAGAGCAAACTTGGTATTATGGTAATTTAACTAGAACTGCTTGGTCTGACACACCACTTAGAGGATATCCAACGGCAGTAGGATACGCTCCAGTAACAACGCTTACACAAGCAGTTGGGTTGACAGATACGACAATATATATTGCAAACAAAGGTAATTTCCCTTCATCTGGGGTAGCAGAAATTGAAGCAGAACGGATCATTTATACAAGCTCAACCCAAACATCTTTACTGGGATGCTCAAGAGGTGCTTATGGTACAGTAGCATCGGTGCATAATTCTGGTGTAACCGTGGCTGATATTGGCGTAGTTCAATCAGGTATTATTTATCACGAGAGCGCTGTTGATAATGGCACAGCAAACCCACCAGTAGCACTTGATTCTTATATTCAGTCATCCGACTTTGACATTGGGGACGGGCATAACTTTGGTTTTGTATGGCGCATGATACCGGATATTAGTTTCAATGGCTCTACAGTTAACAATCCAAAAGTCACATTTACAGTGTTGCCAAGACAAAACCCTGGCTCTTCATATGGTAGCTCAGATTTGCCGGTAGTAACTAGCAGACAGAATTATGTAGGTCAAAGTACCTATGAAGTGCAACAGTTTACGCAATATGCGTATTGTAGAATTCGTGGTCGTCAAATGTCATTAGTAGTGTCCTCATCGGATGTAGGTGTTCAATGGCAATTAGGTGTTCCAAGACTAGATATTAAACCAGACGGGAAAAGGTGATGGCGCTTATCCCAACAAAAAATCCTCGGCTACCTGCTGCTCCGCTTGAATACAATAAGTTGTTTATGGATGAGTTTGAGCGTATTCTAGGGTTATATTTTAACCAAGTAGATAATGCAGTGGGTGGTTTAATAAAGCCTGCTAGTGGAACCACGGCGAATAGACCGACATTACAGGTACAAGTAGGGCAACAATACTTTGACACTACCCTAGGTATTCCTATTTGGTATAACGGAACTGTATGGAAAAACGCTAGTGGGACAACAGTTTAAGTGGTAAAATCAAGATAATTGTAAGGAGATATTATGGCTGGTGGCTCAGGAAATCAACTTTTAGATACAGGCTTAATGATTGCTGCTGGTGTAGCTGCGCCTGAATTAGCGCCAGTAATATTTGGTGAGGGAATGATGGCTACTGCTGGTGGAGCCGCCCTTGCTACTGGTTTAACTGGAGCTGGATTAAGCGGTGCTACAGCAGCAGCTACTGGTCAAGATGTTGGTAAAGCTGCGTTGATGGGTGGTATTGGTGGTGGACTTGGTGGATATTTTGGTGGAGCAGATGCTGCGGCTAATGCAGCTGGAACAGGAAGCTCCGTAGGAACGGCTGGTGCGCCAATAGAGTTTAGCCAAGCAGAAAATGCAGCAGGATTATCGCAGGGAATTCCACAGGCAGTGCCGCAAGTAAGCGCGTCTAATTTAGTTGATCAAGTTGGAATGACCCCTCAAGATGCTTTACAAGCTAATTCTGGCATAGCAGGACAAACAGGCGACCAAGCAGTTTCAAATTTAGGACAAAATAGTGCTTACAGTCAAACGGCTCCTACAGGAAGTAACCCTTCAGCTGCGTGGAATCAAGCAGGTAGTGGAAAAGGTATGTGGAGTAGTTTATCCCCATTA